TAAGCCCGTTACTTAAAGCCCACTCTAGGGCAGAGGGATTATTCTGATAAGTTCCCCCGTCAATAAACTTGGAATTCGGAGTAGTAACTTCCGGAATATTTACTGCCGGGAAATAAATAGGAGCAGCACTTGTTGCTAAGGCTACATCCTGTACGAGGTAATTTTGACCCTCAAGTCCGGTAAACCCCATGTTGGAAAATAACACCGGACGATAAGCCTTAATGTCTGCGCCGACATCAGGAATTTTGGTCGCATATACTTGAGCACCGGTAATTAAAACATTAGTCTTTAATTGAAACATCCTACTTTGCTCGAATTTGGCATTTAGCACGGCTTTTAGGTTGGTATTCTGATACCAGGTTTGATCACCGTATAGAATAGTATTGATTTTCTGCCAGGTTGAGACGGCAGGGTAAAATATGCTGTTTGTGTTATAGCTACCGTCATCTAAAGGATTCTGCTGGGCTAAAAACATCTCGATCATATCATCAGGGCTATAACCGCTTGCGTATGCTAGGCCTTAAATACCTCCTATGGAACTACCTGCGATAATGTCAAAATATTCATAAATCTTATTTCCCGGAATAGCTGCATCCTGACAGAACTGTTTCATAAAATAAGCAGAAAATAACCCTTTCATGCCTCCGCCGTCAAAAGAAAGAATACGATAAACTTTGCTACTCATTTATTATTTAATTTCTGTTAATTAATTCCATTCTTATGGTGCGATGTCATTTGCTACCTAATTCCGATCAAACGGTATGATCTTTTCAATAGCCTTGCAGTCAGCTATAAAGACATTTAGAACTGCTGTTAAATCAGCTCCTTTTGGGTTTCCGTGAGGAATTCTGCTAATTAGATTATTAGCATCACTAATTGACTGATCTACGCCAGAGGCTAAGGCTACATACCATATTTTTTCAGTTATTGGATTCGGATTACTGAAGTAGTTAAAAAGCTGTCCGGCTATTTGATTGATAAACCCAGCATCTGATTGAATACTTGCATATATTTTTGGATCATTAAAAACCTGTGCTGCCAGGTTAGTTAAATACAATAAATCCACTTGGGTATTTGCGACCAGTTTTGACTCCTCCAGATTTACTGATATATCCTTTAAATTTGTGTTCATTTGGTTTGCCTCCGATAATATTTAAATATTTGTTAATTTATTTTCTAAAACCTCAATACGCCTTAAAGCGTTTTTTAATACCACCATTGATAACTCAAAAAGTTTATTTTTAGTAACCGATGGACAGCTTTCATAAGTACCGTAAGCAAACCCCTGCTGCGGCAAAGATGATAGTGATTTTACTAATAAACGTTTATCTTCAGTTTCGGTAATGGTTACTTCAAGTACGTTGTCAGATGTTAGCAGGCGTAAGTTTTCTCCTTGTATTTGATTTAAATCCTGCTTGAATTCTAGAGAGTAGATAGAAGAACCTACGGCTTTAATTTCGCACTCTTGCAGGATGTTAGGTACAAAATCTTTATCTTCATTAACGGAGTTAGGTAATACTTCCCGTAAATACTCGGCAATTACCCCAAAAGTTGAACCCTCTCCGTTTTTAACTTTATCTTTGTAAGAATATTTATATAACGGGATTTGATTAAAGAGGTTCAGAGCTTCCTGTTCTATTTCCTCTCCATTTCCTTGAATGTCTTTAACTTTAATGGAAGAGACGGCATTAAACTCAGTAGCTTTAATCCTGTTATTACAAACCAGTGAATACACATATTCTCCTGAGGAGGTTCCCGTCTTACCGGAACTATTTAAATAACCGTAGCTGCCGTTATAAGGTTTATAAGTACCGGGGTCGCTGATATAAAGGGAATTAGTAACGGCAATATAATTCTGGGTATAGGCACCTATTCTATCGGCAAACATTCCGCCGGTAGTAACCAGATTGTTACCGAGTAAGTTCAAATATTTATTAGCAGGTTCAATTCTCATGAAAGTAGTATTGTTAGTGCCGAAATTAAAATTTGAATTACCGTAGGCTAAAATATAAGCCTGGTTAGCAGAATTATTGAATCCGAACGTTAAGGCAGGATTACCGTTATTTGAAACTATTACGCCCGTAGCCGTTGCGCCGGTATTGGTGTTATTCAGGGTAAAGTTAAATTGGCCATTATTACTACTCAGGGTGCTAGCCCAAGCTTTATCTCCCCGCAAGAATACTCCGGCATTGTTTGGATAATCCGGAAAATGGGTTGCTATAGCACTATCGACATATTCTTTATTAGCCGCATGAGAAGAACTTGTCGGGGTTGGAACGGATACGACTATTGGAAAACTACAGGTATTATCTTCATTAAAGCTCATTAAATCGAGCCCTGAGTTTTCAGCATTGACAAAGCTTTGCAGGGTTAAAGACCCCTTAGTAGAACTTGTAGTGCTTTTATGAATCCACCTATAGCCTGATAATTTGCTGTTACGGGTTTCAAAGTTGTTTTGGGCAGCAATATCGACTGTCGGGACAAAACTATTGTCAAATTGCACGGAGCTAACATTTTGATTGAAGATAAACTGCTGGCTAGGTCCTAAAACCTTTAATTCTGGATCAATGGCAGTAATAAATAACGGCATATTATATTACCTCATCATTTAGTAATTTAAATAAGAATTCAAAGTTAATAGCATTTTTCTCGCTTGCCTCATCCAGTTGCGGGGGCATATCGGCAAGATTTCGAATGGCAAAATCATCCATGGAGACATCACCGCCGGCAGGAATATTACATAACAGGCAGGTAGGACCTCTAGTCGTTGTTAGTATCCCTTCAATTGCCGGACCACCAAGGACAAACCCTTCCAATATGATATTTGCCCCCGCTTCCGTAACTACCGAATCAACATAATTTTTAGTTGCAGCTTGAGTCGGTTTAACCGGATCTTTAACATTCTCCATAAAGAAATTACCGATATTAATATCCCCTGCGTTTTCAATTTGATTGAGGGTTTTCATGAGCACCGTGGTAACGGGCGCACTTAAAGGTCCTGCACCTTTAATATCGCCTTGTAGAATAAGATCGGCCTCGGGAATATTACCTATGGCAGTATCTACATAACTCTTGGTGGTAGCATCATCTGGGTTAAACGGAGTAGCTAAATTCATGATGGTTTGCATGTTTAAATCCAAACCAGCTACCGGTTTAGCAAATTGATCCAACCTAAATGCTGCTACGGCCCTATTAAAGTCGGTAATTTGAGCGGTAATCCAGGTTTTAGTATCTACATAGTTTTTAGTAGATGCATCGTTTGGATTACCCGGGTCTTTGAGGTTGGTAATTAAAAAGTTACCTATATCAATGTCACCGGCATTGGTAATTTGATTAAGAGTTTTCATGAGCATAGTAGTAACGGGCGCACTTAAAGGTCCTGCTCCTTTAATATCGCCTTGCAGAATTATATCTCCCCCGGGAATATTACCAATTGCACTATCTACATAGCCCTTAGTTGCTCCATCATTTGCTAAATTAGGAATTGCAACATTAATAAGTTTATAGTTGTTAAGCGATACGTCGCCGCTACAGGGTAATTCATTTAAACCGGTATTTAACAGTTTATCTAAATAATCTTTGGCATCATCGGCACTTTTGGCGGCATCGCTAGCAGAACTACTAGCTTTGGAAGCCGATTTTGAAGCGCTATCGGCATGATTACCGGCATCATCGGCCGAATCAGAAGCATCCTCGCAGTAGTCATAGGCGTCATCAGCGTAGTCTGAAGCATCGTCAGCATAATCCGATGCATCATCTGCGTAGTAACCCGCCGCCGTTGCTGAAGCAGCAGCAGCTAGTGCCGCGGTAGAGGCCGCTCCTGCTGAAGCTGTTGCCTCTCCGGCAGCAGCACTTGCCTCGCCTGCTGCCGCAGTAGCCTCCGTAGCAGAGGCAGATGCCTCACTTGCGCTAGTAGCTGCTTCTTCTGCCGCGCTGCTCGCTTCTTCAGCAGAACTTGCCGCTGCATCTGCTGATTCCTGTGCCTTGCTTGCATATTCCTTGCATTGTTCTTCAATTTCTTCCAGCTCCTCTGTAGTTACATAATCTTCACCGGGTACGGCAATTGCAAATACTCCGCCCTCCAGTAATTTGGTCATTCCCATCCCAAGTTCAGTTAATACTTGCGCTTCGGTTAAATTCGGGTTAGGAGTCTGAATAATGTAAGTTGCATCGGTAGGTGATAACTTTATATCTACTTCTACCGGTCTATTGCTAAAATCACCTTGCCAGACTTTACCTTTAGTTAAATCGGGTAAGTTGCCGATATCGATAGTAGAACTTGCCTCGGGCCTGTTATTGATACTGCCTAGCCATAGTTTGCCGTAATTTAGATTAGGTAAATTATCGCTGCTAATCGTTTGGACTTGCGCTGCTACGTTGGAAATGTCACCTATCCATAGTTTACCGTAAGCTAGGCTTGGGGTCAGATAGTCTTTATTTGCTACGGCAATTTGTATTACTCCTCCGTTATTCTTCATTAACCCGTTACTGAGCTTACTCAAAGCTTGAGCATTAGGGAGATTCTCGTTTGGGATTTGTAAAATGTATCTAGCATCAATAGGAGCTGCTCCTTTGGTAACATCTATAAATGATAGAGTACCCATACCATTTGTTGAGAGCACCTCTCCCTCATTGCCGTCCTGTAGAGGTAATTGCCAGATAGTATTTTGAGTTAGATTACCGGCAATAAAGCCTACATAATAATTATTAAAAGGGTTAGTCCATTTTAAGCGGCTAGTTATAATATCTTCACTATTGGTAATATTGGCAGAGTAAATTCCTTTGCCGTATATTGTATAAAGCTCAGCAGTACCGCCGGTAATAACGGGAGATAAGATACTTTCAAAACTGGCTTCCTTGGCATATAAATAGTTAATAGGAGCAAGCCCTGCTCCTCTATTGGCAAGTTCTATAAATGCTGCCTTTTCCCTATCAAATCCCGGATTAAAGTTATTGATCATGATAGTTTCTCCAGCAACTTCAAACGCTCCCGGGCACTTATATTACTAACATCCTCCCCGGCAAAATCAGGTAGAACAGGTGGTATATCATCACTTGTAAAGTTGATATTTTCTAAAATAACGGGAGAACTATTACCAATTGCCTCAGGGCCTTGTGGCGTCTCTATCCCAAACGGGCGAGGATTCTGCAGGGCTTTTGGATCACCCTTTATTTGCGGCGGCCTATTCTGCTCATTTGGTTCATCTACAAAAGGTCGTCCGACTATTGCCCCTGTCCAGACTAACTGATTACCGCGCCATTCATATTGTTTGACTAGATCAGACCTGCTAAAGGGAAATCCTGAATAATCACAAGTTCCAATAGGTTCAATTACATCCTTTCTAACGTAATCTCCCATTTGGGTATTTACAGGGATAACTTTTAAGCTAGTTGCCATATACCTCCAGTTTAAGCGGGACTTCCGTCGTATTATTTATTACTGCCGGATTTAAGGTTTCCCGGTATCTTGTTTTTAAACCTTCTTCTTTCTCTGGAGCATATTGTACAGCTAGCATGCTCGCTAACCCATATATTAGAGGAGTATAAAAATATGCCGGAATATCAATTCCCTGCGTGTAATTCTCTAGCGTTTCTATACTGCTTTGACCGCTATACATTATTAAATTATACATTGGAGCAGCAGTCTGCCATATATAGAGAGCCGGAGTTAGCTGGTAATCAACGTAGTAAATCGTAGGTCTACCGATTAGCGATTTATTTGGATAGGAGAGATATTCATATCGGGATATCTCGCTCATGGTAGTATCCTGGCTTACGCTATTAAAATAAAGTTCTTCAATATCGAGTGTGTATCCTCCAGTTTCTCTAATTCTATAACCCCTTGCATAAATAGGATCAGGTATATAAAACCACGAAATTACATGTGCTTTATAGGGATATAAAGGAGGAGCGGTAAAGGCGGTAAACCAATTTACCATATCCTGTGAGGCTTCCAGAATTAGGCTATAGGGACGATTGGAAACATAACTTTGAATGCCAATAATGCTAATTTGTTTCATTGCCCCTATTCCATAATCATAAGAGATACTACCGTTCTGCTGTGTTTGACTGCATCTTGTTAGCAGGTTGCCATCAAAAGCATAAGCGGCAATTCCTCCGTATCCATCGTTACTAGGAGTACCGCCAAAATTCTGTCTAGTGTTGCATCTTAAGAATACCTGGAATACTTTCTGTATATTACTTGGTAGTAGGTAGGATGCTTGCCCCGGAGTTAAAAACACCGGGTTTAATTTTAATGTCCATAAATTGACGTTAGAGTTAGTCCAATCACTTAAGATAAAATTAACAATTTTAAGCGCCGAATCATACTGCTCGGCAGTTACCATGCTTAGAGGCATGCCTATTAACTCATAAGCCTTTCTGATAATCAGCTCTCCTTTTATACTATCAAAACTGTAACTTCCGCTAGTTGCAGGCATTTTGCTTACCTTTAGGCAGTAGAACCTTGGCTACCTATTACTCCAAGAGGAGTAAACATACCAAAGGAATAACGACCCGATGCAAGCACTGACATAGTTTCAGTTACGGGATCGGTGGTTACGTTAACTTTAAGCGGTCTCCTTACAAAATGCTTACGTGTTCCCTTAACATTGGTTAATCCAAACCAGTTGCTAGGACTTGTTAGAAAATGGCTTACTTCATAACCTTGCGGAATAGCCTTCATATTGTAAATTGCATTTATGTCGTTATTGGACGTTCCTGTTCTAAACACCGATTCAAGTAACCTGCAACCTGAGAACATTAGGTCCTGCGGAAGCAGTAATCTCTCAATTTGAGCATTAATTAGCAGTCCTGCCTGATCCTTCATTTTGCCGGCTAATATTACGGCCTGTTCAACCCCTGCTTCACTAAAGTCGACATTAACATTAACGCCGTTATATGCCCCGACTCTATTGGAATAAATACCCCCGTCGTATGGCTGTGAACCTGAGCAGAGAGGTTGTCCGTTAGCCTGCGCCGCTGCTATGTTAAATGCCTGATTAAACGGGTTCATTGCTACTACTTCTCTTGTTTGTTCATAGGAAGTAGTCAGCGATTTGGTACCGTTAAAGAACTGATCGGCATAAAGATCATCCTCCATGGCAATATTGGTAATCTGAAAACCGAGGGCAAATTCCCGGTGGACAAATTCATAAATAAACCGCTCGGCCATGCTATCCATTTTAATAGGAGCACCTTGGGTTTTCTCAAGAGCGTAGCCCGTTCCTCTAATATCAACCATCCTTTCGGTATGTTTGACGGAATTGGCCTGCTCATAGACTTTGGTATATTCCCCCTTAAACCGATCATACTGGGATTTTACCTCATAAAGACCCGGCCAAAGCAGACTTGGAATATCACCGGTTGTTATAATAGACATAATTAATTACCTTTATTTTTAGTTTTAGCTTTCCTTATTGATCATGCTCTCTATGCTCCGGCAGTCGGACCTGCAACACCGCTGGAACCGTAAATATGCTTATTGAACTTAACGAGTAGATTGGTAAAAGGCATATTTACCCCGGGTATTAATCCTGTAGGATTGGAATTACCGGTAATGACCTGATCAATACCGATTATTTTTACATCCAGAGTTTCGGTGCGAGCTATGCTTGAGCCGTCCAGATAATAAACAGAGCCGTAGACATTACTGCCTGTTCTGGGATTCTGACCGCCTGCGATAGCAGTAGCATCCGTAAAAGTTATTCCCGCTACTGATAAATTGGCATTCAGACCAAGCGAAGTTGCTAAAAAAGTAATCCCTGTTGCATCTGCAACAGAACTTGATACCTGCACTCTAAATACCGCCATCGGATCATCATTAACGTAAGCAATAATAGGAGTGCCTGCTTTTACTGCTCTTCCCCCCGGCCAGTAATCAGATTCTACCCGTAGTCCGTTACTTGCATCAGTATAAGTGCAGCTTATAAACATACCAACGAAAGCATCTGCAGCAGCTGTTGCCACCGCCTGCACATTTGCTCCGTCTGTTGGCGCTGATAACTTTTGCGGTGCTATCGTTCCGGTCATGGCAGTTACACCAGGGTTACTGACATATTTTATAGGATCACCCTGATAAATACTGTTTGGCTGCGTAGTTAAGCCGTCAGCTGAGGCATAAATAAAGTATTGACCTAGTTTCTGGGTTCCGCCGTTTCCTATTTGAGACTGGACTACTTCCAAACCGTAAGGTCTATTAATGCCGTTAGACATAATCTCCTCATTGTTTCTAATTATTAAAAAACGTAAATATTTTAAATTAAAAAAAGATAAGCTAATTCAAGCTTTTAGAGACCTTTTAACGTCTAGTTATGACGATAAACTTTGTTACAGGTAAGTTTCAAAACTAGCCTTTTAACGTCTAGCAATGACGGAAGCTATAGCTTTTTAAAAGATCTAGCTACAAACTCCAACCTTTTTACATCTAGTTATGATGAAAAGCATTTGTTAGCCTGCTTATTAACGGCTCTAAACCTTTTTAAGGTTAGACATTAATCTTTATTCCATCTAATTATATTATAGCAAATGGTTAACACTTGTGCAAATTCTGCTACTATGGTAATGTCTCAGTTTAAAATTAAATAGTACCTCCCTTTGTTTATTTACTAATTTTACGGCTTTTTGGCTATGTCTTAGTACTAAATATATGTAGCCTCTCTACAAGGTTTTGCTATTTAATTTCTAATACAGGCTATATCCTTCACTAAAAAAAACGGAAAATATGAGAATTAGAGAAGAAATTAAAGAAATTATAAATCTAGACTATGCACAAGAAGGAGACGCCGTAAACTTAAGAAATCTTAATAATTTGGCAGTCAGGTTTCCTGGGTCTATCACAGTTGTATTTGATGATCCACAACAATACCCAGTAGATATTATACTCAATTGTTATGCTTATGCGTTTGGCTTTCAGTTTTTACAGTTATTTAAAGAAAATTATCTTAAAATAAAAAAACTTACTGGAAAAGAAGGAATACCAGAGGGCTTTGTACTCTTTCTTATTAAAAATAGACATTTACAGGAAATTAAAACTCCTATAAAAAATTGTCTTGTTTTATATTTTGGTGATAAGGAAGAGCTTAAGCATGCTGCAATACTTGAAAAGGAAGGACCTGATGAAGATTGTAGAACAGTACACAGTAGATGGGGAACTTTTAGAGCAAAACTGACCCATAAAATATGGTATGTACCTGACTATTACGGTACAAAAATAAAATACTATCATCCATTAAACCTGAAGGAAGCAGAAAATTACCTTTGTGAGTTTTTGAAGACTCAAGGCTTAGTTATAAGGCATATATAACTAGCTTGGAATCCAAATTGGAAAATACCTACTATTTAAGCTTTTTTAAGTTTTTTATTAGAATTTATGTAGTATATCTTATTCAAGAGTTTCCCACTTAGCATTTTTTTAAGTGTAATTTATCATATTTTGCCATACCTATCATGGCTGTATCTTTAGATTGTCAGCTAAGGGTTTATGATACTGACTGCAATAACGCTTGAGTAATTCAAAAAGTTAAAAAGATTTAACTTGACTTCCATCGTACATAAGCTAGATTCTAAATAAAAATTAACTAGAGGTAATCATGTCTATTTTTGGGTTTTTAAGTACCAGCAAAAGTCATTACAGTAGTGCAGGAAATTATTTTTTGCAAGCAACAGAAGCAGCAGGGAATATTGTTAGTAGTTTACGGTCTGCCTTGTCTAATATAGAACCACAAACAGTAAAAAATAC